GCTTATGTCGCTAAGGTCGTCTAGATGAGACCTGTCCCTTAAAGACTTCTTTTTAGGACTCTGTATCGGAGAAGAGCCGCCTTGATCTTGCGCACGTGATAACCACGAGTTAATGAACCTCTTAATACCAGCCTTGGTCTTACGCCGTGAAGGGTTAGCGTCGAGCCAGCTCTCCATCTTCGCAAGTTCCGCGAATACATCCACTTTTGGATAGGTTTTTTGCCATTGAATGATGTCTGCATCATCTGCCTCCCATGTATCACCGTTATTCAAAATCATCTTGCGCCTCCAAAAGCTCATCGTGCAAAAACCCAAGACAGAGCAGGTTAAAGTTACAGTATTTGCAATCTATCAGATCAATCATAAGACCGATATCTGGATCAATCTCGCTGAGCTGAACGAGGGCAACTCCCATATCCCCGTCAGTGTACAAAGCCTTGCCTTTTTGATCATCAAGCCTGTAATCGTCTGTGTCCGATCTTGCCCACTCATCAAACTCATTAATGTCCTTAAACCCAAACTTGCCGGCAATCTTCATTATTTCTTCTGCTGTCATTTCACACCTCTCCAAATGCTTTACGATAAAGGTAAAGCTCTATGTTTTCCTCAAGGTCGTGCATAGACCTGAGATCCCTGTAAAACATCTTTGCTGAATCGGCACCCTCCACTATGCCGGTGTCGTCTCCCTTTTTTACAATATGCGCCTTAGACCAAAAATCAGGCTTCGACATGTATCCCATAAACTGCACTAAGTCATCTACTACACTCGCAAACACATAGTACATAACATTGGACTTTCGTTGATAGACGTTTACATGGCACTCATATTCAGGCTTACATGAAACCGTTCTTTTCTTTGCCTTCACATCAAACGTCAGGCCATCAATCTCAAAATCGTATTCGTAGTTTTTGTGGCCAACGTACTCGATCTCAGGGAACCGCTTAACCAGCAAACGCTTGAACGCGATCTCGGCCATCAATCCAACCTTTTGGCCTTCGCCCTTTTCGACCAGAGTATGCCGGTTGAACTTATCTCCGGTCATCATTTGGTCAACAATCTGCATGTCAGACTCTGTTACCGTGTACTCAATCATTAGTGAATAATCTCGGTTTCCCGAGTCTCTTTTGTGATGTCATTAGCCAGATCTAAGACAATGTCCTCGAACACGTCTTTTGGGTAGTTACCAATGATCCCCAATCTGTCTTCGTTGACCACCATCACAAATACTATCGACTCGCTGTCCATCAGCTCATCCAATGTTTTTAATAGTTCTTTTTTGTCCATTTCTCTCTCCAGTTTTTAGACAATAGTTGTCATTTAGAGGACTGTAGGGTGACCCTATCCATAACCATTCTCCCTGTACTAGCCCAATCAATCTACAGTCATCAGCAAACATTTTTATCGGTGGGTATCTCCGATCAGGCTGTCAAAACCTGCCCATTACTGTCACCACTAACGCTGTTTATTCCCGTCCTCTAAAGGTCGTAGATTGTTTCTGGCTTTCTTGAGCAACTGCGCCATGCGACAGTTAAATTTGATCAGGCTCGACTGAGCGAAAGATGTTGTGCTTAAAATTACAGGTAGGTAAAGTAACAACATCATTGATTCGCACGTTAATGATACCCCCGCACTCCCTCCAGTGCAACCGCCCCTGCCTCCCTCAGGGGCTTTTTTTTAGTAGCTAAGAAAGTCCTTTATGTCCACGTCTAGCGCAGTGCAGACCTTGAACACAGTAGACAGCTTCATATCCTTTGCCGTTCGATAATCCTGAACACGACTACGGCCCACTCCCATTCTTTCAGCCAGCTCGGTGTTAGACACGTTCTGAGCGGCCTGAGCGATCCGTATGGACCGCCCTACATCAAAGGTACTAGAACGGGATGTCATCGCTGAAATCCTCCTCAGGCTCAAACTGCTTTTGCGCCTGCTGTATGGCTTTCTGTGCAACCTGCTGTTTAGGCTTAACGGACAGGCTGAAAAACTTCTTGCCCTGCTTTGATTGTTTTATCCAGCCGGAAAGATAGTGATCAACCCCATCCACGTCTATCGAACCCGTGAAGTCTGGATGCTTCTCAGACTCTTTCTTGTCATTGCGGAAAAGAACCCCGCGATTAGTGTTATCGTATTCCATGCTACTCTCCTGTTGCAGTTCTAAATTCGGTTGACTTCATTATCGACCGCTCTTCTGTGGTGAAACATCCACCCTTGCTTGGCGCCTTCCATAGGCCAATCTTCTCTTCCTCGGTTAGTTCGTCCCAAGCCTCTTTGGCCATGACCAAGTCACCGATTTGAATACCCGTTTTAATTGCCTCGATTGAGTCGGCTAGCTTGTCGCACAACTCTTGGTACTCGTCTTTATGATTGTTGGTTGCGTCAGCATCCTTGGTATCGTCAATGCAGAACAAGCCATTCAGCGCATACTTGCGAGCGTAAGAGCTAGCGGCTCCGGTAATTTGAGATTCATCCATGCCTTTTTTAGATTCAGGCTCGCGAGCCAAAGCCTTTACCTCGATACCATAGCCGCCAACGGAATCGCCTAAACGCGCCGTAGCCTCTACGTAGACGCGCCCGCCGATCTCTCTAATGTCATCGCTAATGGTCAGCACACAATCGCCCAGAAGCGGTTTTACGGCCTCCAGAATGTCTTCGCACGAGCGATACTTGTAGCCGCCGAACTTGTTCATTTGCCCTTTTGGAGCCTTGAGTTTTTGCTGAATAACAGCAAGTTTTTGGCTTATATGTAAATTAGTCATTGTGACCCTCCTTGATTTGGAATGCTTCTTCAAGAAGCACTCGATTTACAGCGCGAAACAGCGCCTCTTTGTTTTCATCAATGCACGCCTCGAATATGTCACTCATGCGCGATTCCATTAGCTTGACAGCTTCCTTGCTATCTTTGGCCGGTAAATACTCACCGATCATAAGCTCCCAAAGGTAGTTTGGATTCTCGCGCGCGTTATCGACCAGTATTGTGTTCGCACAATCCCAGCAGTATTTGTCGTTATCAACGACTGCTGTACCACATCCATTACACTTCATAACTTGCTCCCTGCATTGCGATCTCAGCGTAGCCATCCGCAAACCCACGTAGATACGCATCGCTCTCCTCTCTTGGTTGTGAAAAAAACTCTGCATCGGTGTAGCCTACAAAGTAGACCCACTCCTGAACTTCTTGATTAGTTAAATCGTCCATGTCTCCCTCCAGAGAATGGCCGCTTATGCGGCCTCGTACAGTTCTGCCAAAGACTGATTAAGCTCCGCAATCTTTTGATTACAAAGATCAACCATCTTGCTATCTGGCGCGCCACCCCATGCAGTCAGGTAATAATCTAAATGCAAATACCACCCGTCAATTTCGTTAGCAATTTTTTCTGCCGCATACTGTTGATTAGTCATTTTGATTCCCTCCAGAGAATGGCCGCTTACGCGGCGTATCCTAATTCAATGTACATTTCATGAAACCGAACTATCTGACCACTCAGGTCAGAAACCACTTTGCAATATCCAGATGCTTGCTCGTGCTTGCCAGCGGCAGACAGCTTCTCCGCTTTTTTAATGAAGTGAAGTCTTCTTGCTCTTGTATCTTCGAGAATGTCTTCGATTTGTTGCTTTGAAAGTTCTACTTTTTGCATTGCTCTTCCCTCTCAGTTAATGGCGCTCCCTGCGCCGACAAGAGAATTATCCTCGAAAGCGATACGTGTGTCTACCTTTCTATGAACTTTTTTAGTGTTTTTTGTAAATTATTTTTGTGGTGTAATGATCCGGCTACACAGTGTAGCAAGAGTGCACTACTTTCGGCCCCCGCATAGGGGGCTTTTTATTGACCCGTGCGGATCATTTCGGAGAGTTCGATTGCTCGATTTTTGACTTGGCGCGCCCACTTTGAGTCTAGCATCTCATCGGCGGCTTCGGGGTATCGACCTTCGGCTAGGTAGGCTAGGGTCTTCTTGAATTGCAGGAACCTTGTAAGGCCAAGGTTAAACACCATGTTTACCAGAGCCTCCTGACGTGTCGGGTCAAGATCGGGGAACCAGCTCAGGCACTCGAGTTCCTTGTAGCATCGCTCGATGTCGTTTTGTAGCAGGTAATCAATTTCTTTGTCTGACAGGCCGAGTCCAATTTCTGGGTCGAGGCACCGGCCAACACCAACGGTTATGTAGCCAAGATGATCCTCGTATGCCCACTTCGACACGCCCTCGTGGCGCTTCAATTGCTCGATCAGTCGTTTCATTTCCATTTGGTCAGAGTGCGAATACCAAAAGAGGCCGCCACCGCCGCTCCTAAGAATGCCTTATACCAGTCAGGCATCGACTCCAATACCTCAAAGCCAGCACTGACAATAGGCACAGCCTCGGGGATGAAAGCCATGCACAACGGCACAGAAAACAGGATCGTAAACCACTCGTCCTTCCAGCTCGTTCCAGCATTGGTCGCCTGAATGTTGTCCCAGTTCGCCTCGTGCTTGATAACCTCCAACTTGCGCTCGTGGGTTGCCTGCTTCTCCTCGGCCCTGCGCTTGAAGTAACCACCAACAAGCTCGGTTACTGGGCCGATCAGTGCCTGCCACATTAGAGGCCGCCTTTAATCCATAGGCCAATGGCGCCCATCAATATTGCCATAGCCGCGCGTTCGATCCATTGATCCTTGGCTTGCTTCAATTCAATAGATTGGATGCGCTTCTCGTGACCTTTGACCTCATCTTTTATTAGGGCTTGGATTTCATCAATCCGCTGGTGCGCCCTTGTAATGGCGTCAGTCAAGTTAACCTGACGTTGCTCAATACCCGCTAGGTTTCTTAGGGTATCAGCAATACTTGTCAAGGCTGATTTCATTTCATGAATGTCAGAGGCCATAGCCTCCTGCTGTGCCTCAAGCTTGGCGACAGAACGCTCAACGGTCATTGCTCTTACCCTTTTTCGCAAGATAGGCCTTATACGCTCTGTTAGCAGAGGCCTTGGATTTATACATCGCCTTGCCCGACCCAATGGCGTACTTTTTACCTACCTTCTTGACCGGCATTAGACTCGACCCTCTACAATTCTTAGCTTCTTAAAATCTGGGTCGTTTAGTTTCTTCATGATCAGTCGCTTGCGGCCTTCTTGGTCATCCCAAGCCACGTTTTCTTCTTTCATCCACTGCGCCAGAAGGTGCATAGGTATAGAACCAACGCACCACGACTCCGGCAACTTGCCGGCGCCAGCTTCACGCAACAAACGGGTCCGCTCTAAATACGGGTCGTTCGAGTACGTGTTTTCGACAACGAATTTGTTGTCATCAATCTTGTGAAATTTTTCAGAGATTTTCACTCTTCTTTCTCCGCTTCGGCTTCGCCTCAACAACCGGATCAACAACCGGCTCGATTTTCACGCCGTACAGCTCTGGGTTGCTTAGCTCAATGATATCACCACGGCGATACTTAACACCATCAATGAACAATGCGCTTATAACTACTTTGTATTTCATTCCAAACCCTTATTAGAAAAGGGGGCCGAAGCCCCCTATATCATTAAGAAGTGGTCAGGTCAGCAACGATGCCTGAAGCCTTCTCGTTTTTGCAAACCAAAGTCAGCTCGGTCAAAACCTGACGGCGAGTTGAGTCGCCAGTCTTGGCAAGAGCCGTGTTCTTGGTCGGACGCAATACACCAACAGCCCACATATCTGACTGCATGATGAATACATCGCGCGAACGGTTCAGCCGGCTTGGCATGAACTCTACGGTCCCCCAAGGCGTAACGTAGACGTCCATAGCCTTGACCACAGCGTTAGTACCACCAACAGCGGCGCCGATTGTTGAACGCTGGTTGTTCATTCCAACAAAACCGCCAGAAGTTTCTGGAGCAATCGCTTTATTCATCTGGAATGCAGACAAGTAAACAACGTCAGGCTTTCCACCCTGCTCCCAGATTGACTGCATTACTAAGTCAAACTGAGCTTGCGTGAATGCACGCTGAGTTCCATCAGTAGCCGCGTCAGAACCGTCACCAGTTGCGTTTGCACCACCAGTTCCACGGTTGTCGTTGGTGATCAACCAAGTTGGAGCGCCTGCAAGTTCACGAGCAGTGGTAGAGTTGCCAGCAACGCGAGCGTTGTTGTCAAACAGTGCCTTCTCGATATCAAGCTTCTGCTCTTTGGCAATCTTCAGGGTCTGGTATGCGATTTCAGCCGCACGGCCAGCTTTCTTCAAGCCTTCGTCAGTGTCGGGGATGCTCACCGAATTTTTGAAGATTTGAGTATAGTTCCCTTGTCTGGTCGTGGCCGAACGCGCTTCAGAGACGGTATCGTCACCTTCAACGTGTGCGTTAGCCGCCGCCGCGCGAAGGGCATCAGTCTGCCACTCGTGGTACGTGTTGCTTGCCTTTACTTTCTTACAAGCAGAATAAAATGGAGTTTCCTCTGGAGAAATGTCATAAATAACGTCCTCGAGTGACTCTCGTATGCCGACAGCATCATAGCTGTCAAAAGTGTTAGTAGGTTGTGCCATGGTAAGTTACCTCATTAAGCGTTTAGTATTAAGCCGAGAGCATCATCTATGCTACCGGATCGTTTCAGTTTACCTTTACGTTCTCTGATCGCCTTAACATTTGAATCGGTTTTCTTAGCTCCACCCTTGACCGGCCTTGTTTTGGGTACGATCTTGGTCTTCTTGGCCTGTTGCTTGCCTGACATCAGCTCTTGGTACTTCATGGCGTCACGCATTACTCGAAGTGCTCGGTGGTCCATGACCATTCCAATCTCTTCTGGCGTGTAGCCATAAACTTCACTGCCCATTCTCAGCATCGTTTCTCGTGTCGCCGCCGCTGTTTTCGGATCGGCAAACTCGGGAACCGCTATCTTCAGCGCTTCAAGTTCACGCTGTAGATAAGCCTGCTGAGCCTGTTGCTCTGCGTAGCTTTGCTGTTGCATGACCTGTTGCATCTGGGCCATCTGATTGTCATATCGAGCCTTGTCGTCCTCGAATTTCATCTTAGCTTCCATGTAGCCTATGGGGTCGCTATCGAACATCGAGCGGTCTGGCTCTTTCGGCGGCATTGCAACTTGACCACTTTGGATCTGTTGATACACCTGATTCAATTGCTGGCGTTCAGCCATCAAAGCATTAAAAGCCTCTTCTGCCTGCTTTCGCAAGTTTGCGGCTTCCTGCATACCCTTCTGGACGTACTGTTGACCTGAATAACCACGCTTGAGATCTTCTAAACTTACCTGAACTTCCTTGCCGTCTACCTTGACGGTGTATGTTTCAGGGGCCGAATTCTCTTCGTCCTCTTCATAATCCTCTTCGTCCTCTTCAGCTTCGTACTCATCCTCATCGGAATCGTCTTCTGCTTCGGGTTCTTCTGTCTCCTCTTCTTCCTCGTAATCCTCAACCTCTTCGGTTTCGGGCTCTTCAGGTTGAATTAGTGACGCAATAGCACTCTCAATAGTGCCGTCTAGCTGAGTTTCAGTCGTTTCCACGGTCCTGATTTCCTCTTC